CCTCTACGCCCACCGTTAGCGTCATAACGAAATTGGCTGCTCGCTATGAGTCAGTTCTTTTTTGTTTATTGGAAGAAATTCCTTTCACTAACCGCTGTGCTGAAAATGCATCTAGGGAAACTGCCCCAAGAATCTTAGCCGTCTTCAAGAATTTATCCAGTGCATCGTTTGAGGAGATGGTTTTCTGCGTTAAAACAGAAATATCACCCTTGGCGAAGTCTGGGATCTTTGGAAGAGACTGCTCTGCTTGGGTTAAGACCCGAACAATCTCGTCTATAGGCATGGACAGCGTGTGCTCTACGAGGAAGATCCGATCCCCCAAACGTCCCGAGAGGGGTAGCATTCTCATTGTAACACTAAGAGTTTTAACAAAAGTCCGATAGTCTTCCGACCATCTGGAAACGGCATCTTGCCGTTGCTCTTCGAATATTTTCTTTAAGATATATTCGGTGGAGACGCTTGTTTGGCCTATAAGCCACTCTTGAAATACTTTGAGAAGCTCCCTCGAGTCGAGGAACTCTTTATAGAGGCGATCAGCCGATTCTCGGATGATGGCCAATATCAGAGCCTCTGACTCCATCCCATACCCTTCTTTAGACAAAGAAGCGATCGGTTTAGTCCACAAACTCATTCTTCGCCCTAAACAGGCTAGAAAAGTATTAATGGACACTCCTTTGACTCCGAGGGGCTCTAAACGAGTTACCCCCGGGCAAAAGAGTACCGACGTTATCCACGTCACATAAGGGTGCAATTTTCCATTCCGTAAGTCCGCGACTATGTCGCGATAGGCTGAAGGAGTGACAAATTGTCTCAACAATCCAGATAACCAATTACTCCCTAGCATACTTATCCACCCTCGCCGAACCGCTCTTAAAGCGAATTCAACTCGAGCAGGTAAAGTGGTAATCCCGACCTCCTCCTTTAGGGAAAGAGGCGAGATGTTCTCATTCAGCACATAAGACTGGTTTGCGAAGTTAAACATCCCTGTTTCAGAGATGAAACTTTTAGCTAAACCTACTTTGATGCCAAAAGATGCAAGGAGATGTTGGTACGCATAAGCAACATTAGCGTTCGCGATCACCACGTCATCTCCTAAGACTAAATAGTCTAGGAACCATCCTTCCCGGTATCCGCATATCCATGCGGAATACTGAACAAGTAGGTGATGGCACAAAGCCATTGACGACCATGATGACAACGCACCCATAGGCTGCCCACACGTGTATCGTACGAACTCATCCACCCAGAGATCAGACTTAAACCCAGCGTTAAGTCCCAAATGCACGATTGCATGCAACCGTGTAGGAGGAACGTAACAGTCTGGATCTGTCCTCAACTCCGATGGCTTTAGAAAGTCGCGATCTATCAGGATGTCCTTCCAGAGTCCCACCATATCTGTACCCATTATCGGCTTAAATAGCATTGTATACAACCCGAAAGGAATTGTGTCAGTAGCAGCCTTAAGGTCAAGAGAGTAAATCTCTTTGTAACCTCGGTTCGCGAACTCCTTGACTTTTCCCTCCTGATCAAAAGTTGCATCAGAAGGTATTAGTTCCAGGAGACTGAACATCCAATCGTGAACTGGTTTAAGTACCAGTTGTGTCCAATAGTCTACTATCGCCACGACCCGAACCTTCCCGGCTGCTTCGTAAAGCGCGTGGAGTCGACCAAGGACTAATTTGTCCAAGGCGACGGGAACCCATTTCTTAATGGTTCCATCCGCACGATATATCGGCTTAGAGGCTGTAAAGCCTGTAGCTTGGAGAAGAGGGACCATTTTGGATACGATACGGAAATTACGGTGTAGGTCATGCTGCCCGGTAAGAGCCATCCAACCCCTAATGAGGTTTCTTGGTTGTAGTGTCCACGCGTAAGCGTCGATACCACTTCCTAAGACTGAATTGGGATGGTTTGGGCCGGCCTTAGTGGTGTAGAAATGATCCTTCACCGTGAAGTTAGGCTTGAGATTTCCACCCAATTTACGCAGACGCTTCCAGAATTCAGCAATGAACTCTTGGAAATCTGAATAAAATGGGCTCTCGGCGAGATTCGGATGTGGTTGCACTATGGTTGCCAAGGGTGGCAACTCATAGACTCCCTCGAAAGCTTTATAGCTGTTGAGGATAGACACCCATATACGAATGAAGCTGAGGTTTCGGGATCTTATAGCCTGACGCTGGTACAACGGAATTGCACATGGTAATCCGTTTGTTAAACGGATCCTAAGCCCGAGATCTTTGGTATTGGTCATAGACTTTCCGCCAAGATACGTGTTTACCACGAAGAGCATGACTTTCAGTCGTCCGATCAGAGCAGTTAGGCCTTGATTCTTTAGGGTCTTGAGGAGAAAGTGGCCAAAGGCCATTGTCTCTGTATGATGCACAGTGGTGTAGCTACGGGAACCTCTGGCGAGGAAATGGAGCTTAAAGCTCCAGATCTTTAACCAGTTCATAAGGTTTCCCCTATGAATCTTGATCATCGAAGATTCCAATGCTCCTGTTCGCCAAATAGAGCTGGAAAAGGGGCTATGAAATTGGTATCTTACCCGTTTCATGGCTCTGGATCCACCCTTTCTGGAGAACACACTCAACCATGGGTGCCCCTTATGGGGGGAATTTTGGTTATCGGAAGATGGTCCGGTTGGTGCTTTGGTATCTGGTTTGTCTCCAGGCTGCGCTAAAACTTTTAGCGATCGTGACGATGTCAAGGCGACCCTAATCATTATAACATAATCCTGTTCCGAAAGGTACAGAATGTTACCAGTGTTTACTGGGTCGACCACGGCATAAGAACCGGCCTCGACTTTGTCCCAATCGACTCTTGGAAAGAGCCGGTGAGATGGCATGATGTTGGTACTCGCGCTAGCATGAAACAATCTGCAGCTTAATGAAATTGATCCAGGGAAACCTGGGTTAAGAGTAAAGAAAGTGTAAGTCATATTCGTTGAAAGTTAGCAAAGGTGTGTCAACGACCCCTCTTTCCTCCTTGCGGAGGGGAGCAGACCGGTCTAGGCTACCGACACTAATTGATGTTTAGCTGTACAAGTACAGATCCCCATCAATAACAACTAAAGTAGGAGCGACGCAACACAGTACTAATGGCTGGAAATAATTCTTTCCGGAACCTTATCCCTGGACAGTTTAGATCACCTTTGACCTATTTCAGGCAAGGGTCCTAGCTTTCCTTGACTACGGAGGATCCCCCCATGGGGGTCTTCACCTAGTTTAGATAATAACCGGAGGAGGATTATGAGAATGTCTCAACCTTCCGGGTTTCTCCATTTCGGTTAAACCCTGGCACAGGTGCTTCTTTCCGCTCTAAAGATAGGACTAGGGCTTTCACCACTGTGGGACCTGGGTTCTATGCCATTATCGCCTGATTTAATCAGGTAGGTATTGGTATTACCCTTGTTTCACAACCTCTCGGTTGAACTGTGATCCGAAGTCTTCCTAAAGAAGGCCTAGGCTCACAAACGCGGCGAGCGGGCGCGGGGGATGGCCAAAGTTGCTACTGAGGAAAGGATAAAGGATTTCTCCAATATACCTTCCCCATAGCTAGATAC